AGTATTTACAGAACAAGAGTGGAGTAGAAAAATAACGATTGAACTTGGGTTATGAAAGCTTTTGAAGTTGGAACAATAGTAAAGTTGGGAGTGCCGTACTTGGTTTTCTTTTTTGCGCCTATTACGGCTGCTATTATGGGACTTGGTGTTCTAATCTTCGCTGATGTCATTACAGGATGCAGAGCTGCCAAGCTAAGGGGCGAGGAGATACGTTCCAACCGAATGGCAAGAACGGTGAGCAAGATTATCTTCTATTCCATTGCAATCATCCTGAGCAGAGTAATGGAGGTATCGTTCATGGAATGGATACCCGTAGCGAAGTTGACTGCTGGGTATATTGCCATCGTGGAGTTCAAGAGTAATATGGAGAACATCGCAAGTATTACAGGCGTTGATGTTTGGAAACACTTAATTACAAAGATTGAAGGGTGGAGTAAAAGAGTCTAAAAAAACATGGTGTGACATATCTCCTAGAGAATGCGATGCTAAATGTCTCAGAAGCGGAGTATGTTCATTAAAAGGTAAAGAACCAAAGAAAAGAGATTTGAGAAATGAAGATCAGTATTGATAGAACATACGAAGAAAAGCAAACCCCTGGGTATGCTGCAATCATGGATGAAGAAGGTACTGTAATATTTACTTTTGATACACTTGAATTACCTTGGAGATTGAATCAGCAAAATATAAGCTGTATTCCAGAAGGTGAATACATTGCTGAAAGAAGGTATTCTGAAAAATATAAAGATCATTTGCATATAAAAGATGTAGAAGGTAGATCTCTTATACTTATTCATTGGGGTAACTACGCAGGTTCTGTAAACCCTAAAACAGGAAATCCTGACATAAGAGGTTGTGTTCTTGTAGGTGATGGATTTAAAGATATTTCAGGAGATGGTATTTCTGAAATACTTAGGTCAAGGTCTATATTCAATAAGATAATGAAGATAGTTCCTGATAAAGTAAATCTTGAAATCTGCGGAAATGCAGGTAAATACGGACCAAGTGAATTACAATAACAAACATATAATGTATGTAGCAATAGTGATAATCATTATTATTGCTGTTTCTTTATTTGGTGGATATAGAAACATAAGGTTCTTACAGAGTCAAAGAGACATTTTAAAAGAGCAAAACGAAAGACTGAGAGTACAATACATTTCTTTATCTGATACGTTGAGGTTAAGAGAAAAAAGATACAAAGAGATAGTAAAGCAAAGAAATAATTTAGAAGAAGAAATAAGTATCAGAGAAAGAGAAATAAAGAATATTGATAACGACCATGAAAAAGATCTTATTGTCATTGATAATAGTGATGTCAACAATGACATCATCGGTGTGTCAGACATTTTCTGCAACCACGAAAGACGGTAGAGAGTACCATCTTGATATGGTTTATGATGATGCTCTAGATAAGTATCTTTTGCGTACAGACCAAGTAGGTATGAAGATCATACGTGAAATACATGCTGATAGAAAAAGAGCTGTGGCTGTATCTGATTCGTTAATATCTTTGAACACTCTATATAAGCAAGTTATGCAGGAGTGTGATGATCAAGTGTCTATTCTTTTAAAAGACAAAATTGATCTATCTAAACAGCTTGAGATAAACAATAATATGCTTGACAATGAAGTCGAGAATTTACGTCTTGCGGATGAGACGATCAAACAACTCAAACGCAAGGCTACAACAGGTAGAATAATGACAATAGTAGGTGGTGTAGCTATCGTTGGTTCGGCAGGTATACTGCTTACTGCTTTAATTTTAAATTGAAAAAAAATGCCTAACATTTATTCAATGGTCGCTGCATTCTTTAACCGTGTAACTGGTGCAAAAGGTTGTAAGTTTCAAAACAATGCTGCAGGAAATGCTCCTGTAAAGTTTTCAAGCTTTGTAGTCCAAGAAGATACCACTTTTACTGAGATTACTGGAAGTAAGGGTACAAACTTTATTACATACTTTAATCTTACAGGTATAACGGCAAAGCAAGGTGCTTTATTTACAGCACCACTGGACGAACACATTGTAGTTTGTCACATAGCAACAGGTTCAGTAATTGGTTATAACGAGTAATGAGTGTAAGGAGAGAGGTACTTGATTTTCTTTTAGATCATCGTGGGTGGATAAAAAAGTCACCTAAAGATCTTTACCGAAGATTATATAATCTTGGGATTGATGTATCTATGGATGATGTAAGAGCTTATCAAGCAGAGGCGCGAGTTATAATCAAAGAACCTTCTGCAGAAGAGTACTCTGATAATGAGGATAATATTACTGACAGAATGCGAGTAAAGAAAGTATGGATCACACCTGAAGGTAAAAAGGGTGTTTCATACGAGGTTTCTCCTAAAGAAGAATCCGAAAGTAGTATTATCGAAACAATCGAAAGGATAGTAAAGGAAGGTATTACACCGTATGCACCTAAAGTATCAGAACGTTCAACAAATGAAAAGATGTTGTCTGTATTTACCTCTGATAAACATATAGGAGCGCATACACCATTGAATAGTATTTATTCAAATCGTTACGATAAAGAAGAGATATACGAGAGACATGAAAAGCTTATTGACCATATTACAAAGCAGAAAAAAGTTTTTGGCAAGTTTAGGACATTTTGCTTTTTTGATCTTGGTGACGCTCTTGATGGTAGCGACAGTAGTACTGTCAGAGGTGGTCATTACCTTCCACAGAATATGGATGACCGTGAACAACTGGATACGCTCATTGAGGTAACTATAATGACTTTGGAAGCTCTTATAAAAGCAGATATAGCTGATGACTTTTGGTTTATTGCTACAAGCAATGATAACCATGCAGGTTCATTCGGTCACGGTGCTTTAAGAGCTATACAGATGTATATCCAGGCAAAATATCCTTTTGTAAAAACACTTATTACAGGTAAACCGCTTGAGCATATAACATTCGGTAACCATACATATATATTCGGTCACGGTAAAGATGATGCTGATATGAGATCAGGTTTACCATTGAATCTGAATGAGAAGACTGAGAACTTTATAAACGATTACATTGACAGAAAGAAACTTTCAAGCAAGTACATACATGTTCAGAAAGGAGACCTTCACCAATCGTCTACTAACTATGGAAAACGATTCCGTTACTGTAATAATATGAGTATGTATGGTTCTTCAAAATGGATACATAGTAACTTCGGTAGCGGTATAGCAGGAGTTGACTATGAGATAGTAGAACTATACGGTAGTGACATCTATCGTTCAAGACTAACATACGGACATGACGCTTAATGAACTCGCATATCAGACAGTAGAAGCTGTCAGACCTGAGATGCATGACGATGATATTATCGATCTGCGTCTTATAAAAGAACTTATACATAACCAACGTTCTATTTGGATACGTCAGGAACTTAATAAGAATAGAAGCATTCCTGAAGAACTTATTCAAGATCTTGGATGCGTTGAGTTAGAGGAAGCCTCTGCTGCTGAGTGTTGTGATTTCAGTTCAGAATGTAAGGTTCTTAGAACAAAGAATAAAGTACCTAAACCTATCAATCTGCATCATAGAGATGCTTTTGAAAGAGTAGGTCCTGCAGATCTTAGTAAAAAACCATTCTCTTTTAAATCCTATAAGAATGCTCTTTTCTTCGGAAACGGTAGATTCAATAGAGATATGATCGTTGCTTACTATTTAAATGAACGTATATATCTGGCATCAAAAAGTACTTTACCTAATTTGATGCAGTACATTAATATCAGAGTAATTGCATCAGATCCTACAGAAGCTGCAAAGTTCAACCATTGCAGTGGTGAGCCTTGCTATTCAGATGATATGGAATACCCTCTTACAGATTGGATGTGGGGATATATGAAAGAGTTTGTGGTTAAACAACTTCTTATGAAGTATCAAATGCCCACGGATACTACTAATGATGCTACTCATACACAACAGATGAGTGCTCCACCAGCTAAATAATGCCTAGAAATACTATTGACATAGGTTCTAATGAGATCTACAAGCACTATGTAGATAATCTTGACTCAGTTGAGAAAGAGGTAGGCTATGCTATACCTCAAAGGATTATTAACGCTGCTGTATTTGATCTTAATAAGAAGCTTGTTGAGAATATGATATTGAAGAATAGGTTTATAGCAATGCCTTACAACCTGGGTTCTTTAGGTATTATGAAAAACAAACCATCGGTCAAAATGAAAGAGAATGGAAGATTGAGTCTTGCGATTGATTTTCACGAGACCAATAAACTGTGGAAAGAAAATCCTGAAGCAAAAGAAAGTAAGCGATATGTATATCACAGAAATCTACATTCAGGTGGTTATGTAGCATCCTTTAGATGGGTGAAAAAGAAAGCCAGAGTAAAGAATATCTTCGGATATAAGTTTGTACCTGTTAAACAGGCTAAAAGGGATCTTGCAAAAGCAATGAAAGATCCATTGATAAAAGTTGATTTTTTTGAAAGATAAGATTATGCACGGAATGATGAACCAAACAGAAGGCGTAAGCAGAATGAGTGAGACCATTGATGGTATTACTAAAGAAGTTAATGTTGAAGAGATAGAGAATGGTTTTATTGTAAGTATTCACAAGTACGGTATGAAGACTCCAGAAGGAGGATGTTCAGAGTGTGATGCTGAATACATGGATGAAACAAAAAAGTTCTACTCTAAAGAAAACCCTTTGAACAAAGAAGCTGAGAAGGAAGAAAAAGAGCGTGAAATGACACGCGAAGATGTTTTTGCAATTATAGATATGCTGTAAGATGTTAAATGGAAAGTATGTGAGCCTTGAGTCAATTGTTGAAAGAGTATTTAGAGATACTGGTTTTGACGTTGATGTAGATTGGATTGATGTAGCTGAATGGATCGGAAGTGTTATCGATCTGATCAATGCTCCCATGCAGTACATCGAAAGAATAACTGACGGTACGGATAAACCACGTATTGAAATAGAAAACGGTAGAGGTGAACTGCCTTGCGATCTTGTACGTATCATACAGACACGTACATGCGAAGGTGTTCCTATCAGATACTCTACTGATAGTTTTCATATGGCAAGACACACAGATGGTTGTAGAGACCTAACGTGTTCTAGCGACCTTACCTATAAGGTGAATGACAATTACATATTCACCAATTTTAACAAAGGTAAAGTAGAGATGGCATATCTTGCTTTTCCTACTGATGAAAAAGGGTTTCCTATGGTTCCTGATGATGAGGCATTCAAACAAGCTGCTACTAACTATGTAGCTGAAAGAATCGGTTTCCGCCTTCTTATGAGAGGAAAGATACAAGCTGGTGCTTATCAACTCCTTAAACAAGAAAGAGATTGGTACGTAGGTAAAGCTCAAATGCGACCACTTATTCCTAATAGAGATAAGATTGAAAGCATTAAGAATCAGTTTAGAAGGATCGTATCATTTGAAAATGAGCATCCTGGTGGATATAAAGGAACAAGTGTAGGACAATCAATTAGAAATCATTCTAGACTTAGAAGATGAGCGAACAGACAATAAATAGTTTTTCCAAAGGAATGGTGAAGGACATATCTGATACACTCAGATCTCCTGAATCATATGAGGATGCACATGATATTAAGATACGTGGACTTGAGGGTTCTACAGATTACATCGTATCAAATATCAAGGGTAATGAACTTATGTTTACAATTCCTGATGTTCCTCAGATTGCTAAGTTAACAACAAGAGGTGGTGACTTTCCTGATTCATGGAACTTTCCTCCTCAGATATTGGTAAATGGAAGTCCTATAACTGCTAACGTAAGTATATCACAAAGTTCTGATGGAACAATTGATAACTTTTTTGATCAGTTTGAAAACTCTTTAAAGACAGATCCTGCTTTTGCTCCTTACAATTTGATTGTAAAACGTATAGGCAGTACCATCAGAGTGTGGTCTGAATCTTACAACATCGCTCTTAATACAACATCTCTTACTGCATTTTTTTCTTCTTATCCTAATGTTGTTATCGATACTCAGGTTGCTCAAACAACCCAGCAGATAATAGGATGGACAACTGTAGGAGATAATATATATTTCTATTCTACAAACACTGGTTCTGGAGGTGTAGCATCAATATGGAGACTTACATATGATGAAGTTACACTTGCATCTACAGTAACACTTATGTACTCGGAGGCTCTAAATATGGGTACTCTGAATCCTATTGCAAACCCTGGTGGTATTGAAAGCATATTTGAAAATACGCAGACTGAAAGGCTTTATTGGACAGACAGAATAAACCCTCTTAGAACAATAAACATTGTAGATGAGAATGCAATGTGCTTTGCTCCAGAGGATCTTGATCTTAGACTTACATCAGATCTTCAAAAACCCACACTTCTTAGTGTTCAAAATGGAGGTGCTCTTGTTACAGGTGTATATCAAGTTGCTTATAATCTAAGAAATTTAGACGGAGCAACAACCGCATATTCTCATACATCAAATGTCATTGATATAATAGATGCTGAATATTCAAATTATGGAAAAATAACTGGTAATGATAGTGGTGAGCTAACTTCCAAATCTTTTACAATATCAATAGAAGATCTTGATACCACATATAGTTTTTTAGACCTTGTAGTATTAAGAAAAGAAACTGATGCAAGCACTGCAGTAATAAGCAAGATCAATGATATTCCTATTACCAGTACAGATTTTCAATATACTGTTACTGGAAATGAACCTGCTAGTAATATTACAGAAGTAGCATTTAATAAAATAGCGATATTCTTTGAAAAATGCCATGCTATTGCTCAAAAGGATAATATTCTTTTTGCAGCAAACACAGAAGAAAGAACTTTTGATGTAGACTTTGATGCAAGAGCTTACAGGTTTGACAAAAACCAAAATACTTTATTAGCTGATATTCAAGGTAACCAAGAATTTTATACATCTGCAGATCTTCTTTCTCAACAATTTTATATACCTGAAACAGCAGATGCTATCAACCCTTTACCGACAACATCATTTAGATTTCAAGAGGATGGTGTCACATTGGGAGGTTCAGGTGTAAATATTAGTTATAAATTTATTCAAAGAGGTCTTTCTTCAGACGCAAGAGATGGGCAAACAAGAAAAGAATGGGTTTACCCTTGGAATGTACCATACAATCTTACTGTTCCTGATACAAACCAATACTTAAATGATGGTTTGACATATGGTACACAAGCTACTTATCCTAACTACAAGTCTCCTACTTCAAAACATGAGTTTATGGGATATCGTAGAGGTGAGACATATCGTTTTGCGTGGGTTCCTGTAAAAGATGGTGTAGAAGGTTTTGCTAAATGGATCGCTGATATTAAAATGCCTGAAATATTTGAAGCTGATCCAAACAATAATTACAATGAAGACTATAATTATCTTCCTCATATATATCCAGGTATCGGAGCCAAGTGGCAAATACAGGCTTTAGGTCTAGAGTTTGATGTAACAATACCTCAGAATATAGCAGATAAAATAGATAGCTTTAGAATTAAGCGTGTAAAGCTTGAGGAAAAAGATCGTACCATTTTAGGTCAAGGTATTTTACATATGTCACTTCATTATTTTGACAACCTTAATAATGGTACACCAGGGACATACCATCCTATAGCATCTGTTGTAGAAAATGCTCAAGAGTGGGGTTTAAATGCAGGTATAAATAGCTGGCAAGGTACACCTTCTGGTTATTATAATCCTTGGGTACAGGCAACAGATTTTACGTTTACTGACGGAACCACAACCGATTATTATACTCAAGATATATATTCTTTTCATTCTCCTGATTTTCTTTTTGGAAACTCTCCAGGTACTGAATCTGGTGATTATATAAAAATTGTAGGAGGTCTTACAGAATGGGCGAATACATTTGATAAAGATATGGGAGGTGGAAATGCTCATACAAACGCATATAAACTATATGAGTATGCACCTGTAAACTGGCATTTGTCTCCTCAACCTGAAGCTGTTATGTCATGGACTTCTACTGGAGGAGATCCTGTTGTTCAAAAACCAGTTATAAACGGAGGACTTGTAGGTTTAGGCAACTCAACATCTGTAGGTAATAAAACTTATTTTAATAATAGTGCACCTATGGCTGCCTATAACAATGACGGTGATAGTTTTACAGGTTGTGGTTCAATAGGTACAGATACATTTGTAGTAGATCTTGGAGATAGTATTGGAAGAATACCTCATATAATTACAGACAGTACTGCAGGTTCTGGAATACCATTTTCAAATAATGTTACTAGAGATCCTAATGGTACTCAACTACTTTATCCTTATTATGATGATGGTACACCAATAGGTAGAATATCTAATGTAGGTGATAAAATAGTTGCTAACTACATAAGACCTAGAAAAGCTCAATACGGAGGTGCAGGTTATGCAGCAAGATCTAAAAATGTTTACATCAATACTGGCTGTAATATAGTTATGAAAGGTCAGACCACCTTTAACAATATTAAAGTTTTTGGTGGTGACACTTTTGTAAACATATTTGACACCTACAAAATGCTTAGAAATTTTGCTCAAGCAGCACCTGAAGATTGGTTTGGCACAGCACTGTATTATCCTGTAGAATCAAATATCAATACAGATCTTAGAGAGGGTATTCATTTATCAGGAGAAATAGGAGGTCTAGGTTATATATATAACGGTAGTGATCCAAACCCTGATGCAGATAACTTTCCTTTAGATTATGGTGAAGACTACAAGTATAATAAGATGTTTTCATTAACAATGGATACACAAAAGTCTTTTCCTAAACCTATAGGGTTTGAAGAAATTACTGAGCATCCTCATAGAATTTGGGCATCAAATACAAAAACACACGGTGAAAGAATTGATGCGTGGAGGCAATTCAATAATGAAAAATATATAGATATACAAGGTGATCTTGGTGAAATCAGACAGCTTATAAATAGAAACGGTACAATGATGGCTTGGCAAAAATACGGTTTCGGTATACCATCTGTAAATGAAAGAGCTGTAATAAATGACCAAGCAGGTTCAGGTATTATTTTAGGTCAATCTGGAGTACTTCCAAGATTTGATTATGTATCTCAGACCATAGGTAGTTGGCATCAATTCAGTTTTGCCGTATCACCTAACGGTGTAATATTCTTTGATTCAAAAGATGGTGCTATTTATATGTATGCACAGCAAGGAATAATGAATATTACAGAGTCTAAAATAAACAATTGGTTGTATGCAAATACTAGAGATAACCTTTTGAACTACGATGCCCCTTATGTATCAGTACTTACAAATATTGGAGGAATAACATCAACATATGATTATGTAAACAAAGAGTTTCTTATTACAATTTATAATTCAAAAGGTGATTTTACTTTAATAGATAATGACAACTCGTATACGCTTGCGTATAGCGAACCTCTGAACACCTTTGTTTCTTATAGGTCATATAAACCAATTATGTACATCAATGATAAAAAGCACATCATATCTCCAAAACCTCAACTGACATCACCTACAACAGCTTCAAAACTGTATATACATGAGGAAGGTGATAGAGGTGTATTCTACGATAATGATCCTTCTGAATCGTCAATAACAATTACTGTAAATAAAGAACCTTTTGTAACCAAGATATTTGATAATATCAGATGGTTTACAGAAGTCTTTAACCCTAATGGTACTGAAGCATCAGACGAAACTTTTTCGTCTGCTGAGATATACAATACTTATCAGACAACTGGAGTACGCACGGTGTTCAAGCGTTTGATGAGAGAATGGAAGCATGCGATCACATATGCTCAGAATAGTAAGAACAGAATACGTAGTCACTACGTAAAGCAAAAATTCAAGTTCTTAAATAACAACGATAAAGAGTTCAGGTTACACTATATAATGAATCTTTTTAGAAGGATTCTTAAGTAATATTATAAAAACGTACTTGACAAATGAATCTTAATAAATTATATTTGTAATCATGGAATTGAAGTCTTTCAAAGGCATGCCCCACGAGCTTGGAGGTATAGATTATACCGAAGGAGCCGAAGTCGAAGGAGGGGAATACGCTGTCAAAATTGGAACATTAGGAAATGAGTACATTTTTGACAAGGAATCTCCAGAAGGAGATTTTCTTGCTAAAGAGTACAAGAAGCTAAATCGTAATGATAGACTGCTTGAAGATGATCCAATTGCTTTAGCAACGTTTGATCAAATAGCTAGAGATCAAGCACTTACACATGCTCAACGTTCTGTAAACGAGAAAGGTATAGATCCTTTTCGTAATATGTATGATGAAGGTCAAGCAAAGAATGGTGGTGTTAAGTATGCTACAGGAGGTCCGATAGGTTACAACATGGATGAATCTGCTGAAGATAGAATGCGAACTACAGCCTTTGGTGATCAGCAAATGCGTATTGAATCCGAAACTATTAACAGAAAAGACATTCCTGCTTGGAAAGAAGCTGGTCTTTTAATGGGTGATATTTTTCTTACACCTGTAACATCTGCATTTACTGGTAAATCATTCAGTGAAATGGCAATGGCAGATTCTCCATATAGATCAAGTGAAGCAACGAGAAGAGCTGCTGGTGATGATACTATGACAGGTACTGCTTTCGGTTATGGTTTTGCAGAATCTGAAGGTGTTATCAGTAATCTCGGTACACAATTTTTTAGTAAACAAGGTGGTGCTTTACCTAAAGACAAATATGCTCAAGGTGGTGCTTCTGGTCAAAAAGATATGTATATGGGTGGCGGTGCTTGGATGCAATTATTTGAAGGTATTCATAATGTACGTCAAGGCTCTAAGCAGATGGCAGGACCTGCAATTGATCAAATGATTGCAGAAAAAGCTGGTGAAGAGTACGTTAGACAACCTATTGCTGGTTCTCCTACTACTACTGGTGGTGGAACTTTAGGTGTACCTCAAAAACAACCACAAGAAGAACAAGGAAGTTTAGACCCTCAATATTTTGATCAACAAGGTAATCCTTGGATGATGGATGAAGGTCAGCTTACAAATATGCCTGTAACTTCTGAAAGTCCAGATATGATAATAGGTGATACTCCTATTGATCTTGGTGGAAGTTCAGCTTTTGGAGGATTTAAAAACGGTGGAGCTAAAAAAGGTGTATACGGTTACTACGCAAACGGTGGTGTTAAAGAAACTGATCCTCCTATAGGAGTAAGTGTAACACCTGGCGGAAATGTTTTACCAAGTGATCAAATGTCTCTTGATAACAGAGGTGTAGGTTCATCAGATTTTGGTATATTGCCAGCTAATCTTGAACAGTATTTTTATACTTTACTTGGAGGTAATAAACAATTTACCGAAAAAGATATGACACCCGAAGAATATAAAGCTTTAGTAGATTTATACAATCTTAGAGAACAGTCACATACTATAGGTTATTCTGATCACAATAAAGTTGGAAGCACTGATATTGCCAAAGCTGGTATGCTTACTAAACTTACAAATGAACCAGATATTATAAGAAATCTTATAGGTGCAGCCGCTGTTAAAGATGGTTATATTACTACTGATTATAATTTTGGAAACACACCTCTTTTAGAGATTTTAAAAGATCCTAAGAAACGCAATTTAGAAAATTTTATGGGGTGGTTGCACAACAACAGTCCTTTTGTTGACTCAGAAGCTATGGCTAAAAAAGATGCTATAAACATTAGAATACCTAAAAATCGTAAATGATGCCTAATAAAAAAAGACCTTACGCTTTAGCTGACATCGATAGAGTAGACCCTAACGATGTTTACAAATATTTAGTTTACGAAAAAGGTGTTCCTGAAACTCATGCTGTTGCTATGGTAAACAACATGAAGTATGAAAGTGATTACAATCCTTACGTTCAAGGTGACTATATGATTCCTAAAGGAAAAGGTCATCGTAGAAATAGCGATAGACTTGTTCGTAAAAATTCAGATGGTGTTTATGTTTATATGGATTATAATAAAAAAGGTAAAGCTGGTTTACCAGTGGAACAAGAATATTTGGATGCTATTAGACCTCAAGCAGGTGGAATGTTTCAGCATCAAGGTGAAAGATATCAAAACCTTTTAGATTATAGCGGTACTGAATATGTTCCTGATTGGCAAACACAAATGGATTTTGCAATGACGGAACCTCAAACTAAAAGATTTTTAAAAAAGTCTTTTGATGATCCAGAATCTGCATCACAATATTTTACTAAAAGATGGGAAGTTCCTGCAAACGCTGAACAAAAAGCTTTAGATCGTTTAGAAAACATTCCTGAATTACTTGACACCATCGAAGCTAATCCTGACACACCTTATGCTTTAGATGAATTACAAAAATCATATGCTGTACCCCCTGTTACTGTAGTTGCAGACAGATTTGCAAAAGGTGGAGCACACAACATGAATAAAATGAATAAAAGATATTACGCTACTGGTGGTGTAAACCCATCTCTTATTAACGACATTGTTGGTAATGAAGGATTTAGGAGTACTGTGTATAAAGATTCTTCAGGTACTCCAACTATAGGTTATGGTTATACAAAATGGTCGCTTACTGGTAAAAATGGTATTCCAAGTTGGAAAGAATACTGGAAAGCTGACGGCACTCCTATAAAAGAGATGTCAAGAGAAAAAGCTGATGAGATCAGAGAAGCTATTGTTCAAGAAAGAGTAAATACAGTAAATAATAATCTTAGTCCTGAAATTATAGAATCTTTATCTCAAGACCAATATAATAGTATTGTAGACCTTGTTTATAGAAACGGTTCTGGTAATGTAGAAGAAAGTGGTTTATGGAAAATATTGAATGATGGTGATTTTGCTGGTGCTGCCGAACTTATAACTACAAGTCCTGAACTTAAAAAAGCAGGGGGAAAAGTTTTAGAAGAAGGAGATAGGGGTTATGATGGTATTGTAGCAAGAAATAACAGAGCTGCAAGTACATTTGATAGGAACCAAGGAGGTATTAATCCTGTAACGGATAATATGGCAAGAGCATTAGGAGAACCTACATCACAAGATCTTAATGATGAATTATTCGGAGGCTTTGAATCTGCTGAAGCACAAGCTGCCGCAGAAGCTGCATATTATGCAAATACAGATCAGCAAGGTATTATAAATGCTATTGATGCTGTAAGACAAAATCCTGAAGACTTTCAGACAAGCATTCCTCTTGAAGACATGACAGTCGAAGATTATAATAGAGTTATGCCTGGATTTCTGCCAGCAGAAAAAAGAAGAGAACCTTATTATGATGAAATAGATTATACTCAAATTCCTGAAGAGTATGCTATTCGACCTGCAGGACAAAACCCAGAAGATTTTCAAACATCTACACCTCTTAATCAATTAACTGCAGAAGATTATGCTAGATTAGGTATAGACTCAGATGGAATTGGAAATTTTTTAGCTGATCAATACGAAGCAAGTTTAGAATCAGATTTTCCTACAAGGAGAGCTAATATGCTTGAAGAACCTGCTATTGCTAGAGATGCAGAAATAGAAGCAGAAAGACAAGCAAGTTATGACCCTATGACACAGGAGGAAATAGATGCTACTATTAGAGATAGAAACGTTGATGAGTTTATTCGTGAAGAGGTTGCCCCTTTTGAAGATCCAGCTGCAAAAGCACCGTTTGTAGGTCCACCTGAATATGTAGAACCTACAATGGCTAAAGCTGTAGGAAATATTGATAATCCTGATGTAAGGCCTAAAGAAAGAAGAGTACCTAATCTTAATAATATGGATTACATGGGATTACTATCTTCTTTAGGTACATACGCTACACGCATGGGTCCACTAAGAAGAGCGTTAAGTGAAGCAGAAGAATGGGATCAAGTAAAATATCCAAGATACAATCCTGCACTTTTAGATGCTACTGTTCCTAAACGTGATGTAAGAGATGCTTATACTACAGCAATGAGTACTGCAGGAGACCAAGGTAAATTAGATCTTGGTGCTTTAGCATTGCTTGCTACCAAACAAGCACAGGAAACATCACGTGTTGAAGAGAATATTTCTAATCAAAATGCTCAGATCAGAAATCAAGCTCAACAATTAAATAATCAAATTACAATGCAGGAGTTAGCAGATACTGCTGCAAATAAAGGTGCTGCTCAAACTATGAGGTATCAAATACTTAATGATATGGGTAAAGCAGGAGAAATGGGTTTGCGAGAATACAATATGATGCGTAATGATGCTAATGTTAAAAAGATGTTTGAGAATGTGTTTGGTGATGAATTTGGTAGCTACCTTAAAGATAAATACAGTAACGCTTAAGTTATGGCAATAAATAGATTTACACGATACACTCCTAGAGAGTTTGTACAAACATACGATCCATACCCTATGGAGAAGATGATGGCGTTAGCTCAACATCAACAAAGGAGGTTTGATCAAATAGATACTGCTATTGGTAAAGCATATGCAGATGCTGTAATAAAGCCTGGTCTTTCTGTTGAAGGTCGTAGAACCGCTGCTAAAGTAAATAAAGAAAGAAAGGAGCAGCTTGACAGCCTTGTAAACAATTTCTATGAAACAAGAGATGTAAGAGGTGCTGTCAGAGGTTTGTCTGAACTATCTTCTAGTTGGAAAAGTGATGCACGTGCTGATTTTGTAAATGCAGACCGTGAACTTATGAAACCTATTCTTAATCAATCAGGTCAAGAAGGTTATGGTAATTATGTAACTCATAAATCTTATAATCCTGCTACAGGAGAACACACACTCGGTCTTACTGAAGATCAGATTATGGCAGGTTATGCTCCTACATTGGCTGACTATGGTATTATGAGTAACCCTGGATCATCTGCTGCATTTAAAGCACATTATATTGATCCTGTAAAAGCTAAAATCGAACAAGGTTTTTCTCGTGCTCCTGATGGAAGTCTTATAAAGACAGATGATAAGTCCCTTACCGTAAGAAGATTTATGGATCAAGTTTCTCCAGATCTTGATAACTTAAGTTCTGATGGTACAACACTTGACAACCTTTCAGATGCTCCTATAGAGATGCAAAAGTTTATTGCGTGGAAACAACAGGAAGCTAGACAAAAAGGTGAAGTTTATAATCTTGGCTCATTAAAAGCAGATTATATGACAGAGGTTCAAAAGTATACCATGTTTGATCCTAATACAACTATTAAAAGTGCTACTAAAGCAGACAAAGCAGCAGTAGCTGCTGACCAACAAGGCAGTGGTTTGCTTGATGCTATGACTCAAAAAGGTGACAAAAATAATATAGACCTTAATACAGAATTTGCTGAAGGAGGTTTAGAAGCAGTAGCAAAAGCAGCAGGATATACAAATAGAGTAGATGAGTTTATGGAACTTCTTTTACCTTCTAGTGATACAGAAGCAGTTGTAGCACGTGATGAAGCATTAAAGAAAAAGATACGTGATAGAGTTGTAGCTCAAAATAAAACAAAAACTTCTACTACTGAGTTTGAAATAGTTGATGGTGTTAAGAAGGCTAAAGCAATAAGTTCTCTTACTGATGCACAAATTAATAATAGAGTTGAAGAAGAATTTAAAAGGACTTCAAAACTTCTTGATAAAGCATATGAGCTAAAAGTAAGTGCTTTTACTGATTTAAAAAATGAAGGTAAGATTTCACAAGAAGCTTACATTGATGAGCACGGTGATATAATTTTAGGAGAAACAGCTCAAAAAAATCTTGATGAAGCTTTAGTTAAATCAGTAGATACAGATTTAACACAAATCTTGAATGACTTAACTTCAAATCTTACTGAAGAAACTTATAATGAATTTGCTCAAAAATATCCAGAACTTGCAAAAGCAATACCTTTTAGTGGTGATCCTAATAGAAGAGCAATTCCTTCAAGTCCTCGTCAAAGTTTAATAAATGTTGAAAGCGATGCTCATAGAGATAAAATTATAAAAGAGCTTGATAAAATAAAATCAATCCCTTTTGTAGGTATTGTAGATGCGTCTGACCCAAGAG